TAGCAAATAGTGTGAATAGTGGGCGGCCAATGGAGACGGAGGCCGCCTACGCAATCGAGTGGAAATGATAGAATTAAAAAAATTTATAAATATATTTGAAGGCTTAAATAGTGCTTATGGCCAAACTGTAAAAACAGATCAGTTTAGTGAAAAAGGTAAGCATAAAACTAAATCATTTACAATATCTAATCCTGTAACAAAAAAATTATGGGAAGAACATCTTAAAGGTAGCGATCCAGGATTAGGTATTGTTCCAATAAATAAAGATAATAAATGTAAATGGGGTTGTATTGACATAGATACTTACCCTTTTGATCATAAAAAATTTATAAAAAAATTAAAAGAAAAAAATATACCTATGATTGTGTTTCGATCAAAGTCAGGTGGAGCACATGCATTTTTATTTACAAAAGATTTTGTTCCTGCAACGGTTATGAGAGTAAAATTAAAACTTATTGCATCTGCAATGGGGTTTGCAGGTGTAGAAATATTTCCTAAACAAGATTATATAAGAGTAGATAGAGGGGACACTGGTAGTTTCTTAAATCTTCCTTATCATGCAAACGAAAGAACAGTTAGATATGCTCATGGATTAGATGGAAATGTGCTAACATTAGAACAATTTTTTAATTTACACGAACAAGTGTCTTTAACAATAGAAAAATTAAATGATCTTAAAATAGAAAACAAAGAAGAAGAGAAAGATCACTTTCAAGGTATGCCTCCATGTTTAGTTACTTTACTTAGTGATGGAGTCCCAGATGGCCAAAGAAATAACTGTATGTATAACGTAGGTGTTTATTTAAAGAAAAGATATCCAGAAAAAGAAGAATGGAAAAGTCATATGTTTTCATACAACAAACAGTTTATGACTCCACCGTTAGATGCAACAGAAATAAATACTCTTATTGGATCTTTAGACAGTAAAGAATATAATTACAAATGTAAGGATGAACCAATACATAGTTTTTGTGATGCAAAAAAATGTGCGTTACAAAAGTTTGGTGTTGGAGATAATACACCTGCACCGGAGATAACAGAGATTAGAAAATATGATTCTGACCCACCAATATATTTTGCATCTATAGATGGTGAAAGTGTTGAAGTAGATGATGCAACACTACATGATCCAGAAAAGTTTTCATTAGCATGTATGAATCAAATAGGTAAACCAATGATGCCAGTGCCGAAACATATGTGGCGTAGGTTGTTAATAAAACTATTTGCAAACTTAGAGACCATCCCTGCACCAGAATCATCTAAACTAGATGTACAATTAAAAGAAATATTAGCAGATTATATTAATAAAACTCCAGGTAAAGAATTAAAAGATGTTATGCGAGGTATTGCATTTACTGATACAGATGGTTTTACATATTTTAAATTTAAAGACTTCTGGAAGTTTTTATTAAAAACTAAAGCTTGGGCTGAACGAACATACCCTAAACAAAAAACCATGAGACTATTACAATCTTTGTTTGAAGCAAAAGAAGATACTCCTAAGATAGGTACAAAATCTGTAAGAATATTAAAGATGCCTACAATTAAATTAGAAAGACCTAACCCTAGAGTAACTAAAATAGAAAAATCACCATGGCTATAATAAAAAAAATAATGGGTCCACCTGGAACTGGTAAAACTTGGACCTTAGTAAATAAGTATTTAGCTAAAGAATTAAATGAATATAATACTGACCCAGAAAAAATAGTATATATCACATTTAGTAAAGCTGCAGCAGAAGAAGCAGAGGAAAGAATTGTAGAATTATTTCCAGATAAAAAAATAAAATATATATCTACTATGCATGCAATGGGTACATCTGAGTGTGGTATTGATACCAACATTAGATTATTAAAAGGTAAGAAATGGAATCGTTTTAAACAAGAATACCCAGAGTGGGCTAATATATCTTTTGAAACAACTGTAGATTCTGCAGGTAATCCAAGATATCAAAATACACATTTACAAATAATACAATACGCACGATCTAAATTAATTTCTATAGAAAGTGCTGCAGTTGAACTACAGAAACATCACGATATAGATGTAGATACAACAATACAATTAGAGACAGATTTAAAATCATTCAAAGAAGGATCAAAGATGATTGAGTTCTATGATATGATTAACCAGTTTGTCGAGGAAGAAAGATGTCCTCCACTCGATGTCATCTTCCTCGATGAAGCCCAGGACCTTAGTCCACATCAGTGGAAATGTTTTGATTATATAAAATCTAATTGTAAGAGAGGTTACATGGCAGGAGACGATGATCAAACTATTTATGGATTTCAGGGTGCAGATCCTAATTGTTTTATGTTGCAAGAAGGTGAGAGAGATGACCAAGAAATATCAAGAAGAGTTCCAAGAACCGTACATAATATAGCGGTAAAAATATTAGATAGACTTAGTATAAGGATTAAAAAAAATTGGGTTCCTAGGGATGCCGAGGGTGAGGTTCATCACAACATGATCTTAGAAGAATTAAATTTTTCTCAAGGTCATTGGATGCTATTAGCTAGAACCAATAAATTATTAAATAATATATCAGAACATTTTTATTCTTTAGGTGTAAGGTTTAGTGGTAAAACTAATAAAAATTTACCTAATGATATACTAGAGGTGTATCAAATCTGGACACGATTAAATCACGGTGCAGTTATTTCTGCAGAAGAAGCAGAAAAAATATATAAGTATCTAGTAGTTAAGAAAGGACATGTAGCAAGAGGTTACTCAGATGGTAAGAGCGTGCAGCGAGAAACGAGTATAGATTTACAAAAATTAAAAAACAATCATGGTTTATTAATAGAAGGCGATTGGAGACAATTGCACTTTCCAGAGGAAACAAAAGAATATATGCAAACATTATTAGAAAGGGGGGATGACTTAATGACTAAACCAAAGATACAGTTATTAACTCTACATGGATCTAAAGGTAAAGAATGTGAAAACGTTTGTTTGTTTACAGATTATGGAATCGAGGGACAAGATGAATTTATTTATAGAGCAGCATACGAAGATCCAGATCCTGAACATAGATTATTTTATGTTGGAACAACCAGAGCAAAAGAAAGATTATTTATAATGCAACCATCATCAGAGTATCATTACACAATAGGAGAACCAATAGTATGATAAAACCATATGACAAACAAATCGGCGGATCACATTATCAAAAATATAAAATTCAACCCAGTAAGTTTGTAGTAGAGAATGAATTGCTATATCCTGAGGGTTGTGCTATAAAATATATTATAAGACATCGTGATAAGGGAAAGAAGCAAGATCTATTAAAAGCAATACACTTTATAGAAATGATTATAGAAAGGGACTATAAATAATGTTTGAAGCGCAGACCGAATGGATAAGCCCGGAGTCGTTCCCGGATTTAAAAGATCACAAATATATAGCAATTGATTTAGAAACAAGAGATCCTAATTTAAAATCACGTGGCTCTGGTGCATTAATAAGTGATGGAGAAATTGTAGGTATTGCTGTAGCTGTAGAGGGATGGTCTGGTTATTATTCTTTTGGCCATAAAGAAGGAAATTTTTTTGACGAAACTGTGGTAATGCGTTGGATAAAAGAAGTATGTGCACTGCCAAATGTAAAATTATTTCATAATGCAATGTATGATGTCTGTTGGTTAAAAGCTTATGGTGTGCAAATAAATGGCCATATTGTCGATACAATGGTGATGGCATCATTGGTAAATGAAAATAGATTTCATTATTCTTTAAACAGTTTATCAATAGATTATCTTGGTAAAGTTAAAGATGAGACAGCATTAAGAGCAGCAGCCGATAAGGCAGGTATAGACGCAAAATCTGAAATGTGGAAACTACCTGCAATGTATGTAGGAACATATGCAGAAAAAGATGCAGAATTAACTTTATCTTTATTTAAAACATTATCTAAAGAAATTAAATCACAAGATCTGACAAAAGTATTTGATCTTGAAACACAATTGTTTCCTTGTCTTATAGATATGAAATTTAAGGGAGTACGCGTAGACGTTGAAGCTGCTCATAAATTAAAGAAACAGTTAGCATCACAAGAAGAAAAGTTACTCCTAGAAGTAAAAAAAGAAACAGGAATAGAACCTCAAATATGGGCAGCAAGATCGATTGCCAAAGTTTTTGACAAGTTAAATTTATCTTATGTGCGAACTGAAAAAACAAAAGCACCTTCCTTTACTAAAAATTTTTTACAAGAACATAAAAATCCTGTAGTACAAAGAATAGCAAAAGCTAGAGAAATAAACAAGGCGCATACTACATTTATTGATACAATTATTAAGTATCAATACAAAGGTAGAATACACGCTGACATAAATCCTATTAGAGGCGATAGTGGAGGCACTGTAACTGGAAGATTTTCATACTCTAATCCAAACCTCCAGCAAATTCCAGCGAGGAACAAGCAGCTAGGGCCAATGATTAGATCATTATTTATACCAGAAGATAATCATCAGTGGGGATGTTTCGATTACAGTCAACAAGAACCAAGATTAGTTGTACATTATGCAGCTACAAAATTTAAAGGTGACGAGGAAGTTACAGAAATAGTAGAAAGGTTTCAAAATAACACAGTAGATTTCCATCAAACTGTTGCAGATATGGCAAACATATCTAGAACACAAGCTAAGACAATTAACCTTGGATTGTTTTATGGTATGGGCAAAGCAAAACTACAAGCAGAGTTAGGTTTGTCTACAAAAGATGAAGCTGCAAAATTATTTAATAAGTATCACGATAGTGTACCATTTGTAAAAGATTTAATGGATGCGATATCAAGAGATGGTTCTGCGTTTGGATATATAAAAACATTTGGCGGTAGAAAATGTAGGTTTGATAAATGGGAAATAGCAGAATGGAACAATGGTAAATTTACTGCACCTATGAGTAAAGCAGATGCAGAAGCGGCCTACTTTGAAAAATATCCTAAAGCTAAAAAAGCAAACATTAGAAGGGCTATGACTTACAAAGCTTTAAACAAATTAATACAAGGATCAGCTGCAGATATGACTAAGCAATCTATGTTAGATTTATATCGAGAAGGTATTGTGCCACACATACAAATACATGATGAACTTGATATTTCTGTAGAATCACCGCAGCAAGCTAAAAAAATTATTGAGATTATGGAGAATGCTGTTAAATTAAAAATCCCTAACAAAGTTGACTATGAATCAGGTGATAACTGGGGAAAAATAAATGGATAATTATTATGGCGTACTTAAATGCAAACATACCACCAATCTATGCACAAATAAGAAAGGAGTATCTATATGATAATAAAAAACACCATGGCGAAGTTGAAGACTGTATTGTCTTTGGCATTAGCTGTATTACAGGAAGGGCTATACTATGGCACGCAATTATGGAGAACGGTGCAGTCTTTTATCGTCTCCCAATTACGGCTTTTATTCAACGTGGTTATGAACCATCAACTGTTCCCATTAAAAGACTTGATGAATTGGAACTTTGGAATTCTTTTAGTTATTACCCTGCTGTTACTACTTATGATGTTTTAAGTGGACAACACGGAAAATATATAGGTAAAGATAAGAAATGGCATCATGGTAATTACCTCTTTACCGTTGACTTTGCACATCCAGAGAGTAATATAGTAGATACGGAACATTCCGAAATACCGCACGAACATAAGTGCGCTCACATTATTGCCTTAGATAATGGTAATTTTGCAGCACAACCTAACAATAGAATTATATGGGACCTACCTTCTTTTACTGTAAAAGATAATATCCCTGATTGGAAGGTACAGACATCAGAGTGGAACGTAGAAGATTCTGGTAAATGGCAAACTGAAGATACAGATAAATTTTTCTACGAAATAGAGGAGAAAAAAAATGATTAAAAAATGGATTGTAAGACCAATTAGAAAAGTTTGTAATTGGTTAACAAATATTGTTAAAAGCTGGATTGGTTAATATGAGTAAATGTGAAGATTGTAAACACGATTGTCATTGTGAAAATATTTCACATATCGACATTTGTGAATGCACTAAATGTATTTGTAGTACAAAAGACGAAGACAAGACATGGGAAAACGAGGTTGTTTACGAAAAATAATGGAGATAAACAAAATGAATTATTATTTTACCGGTGTATTAATTATATTAATTAGTCTTTTAGCTTTTTGTGCAAAACCAGCTTATTCAGCAGAAACACAAACGAACGTATCAGGATCCAACACAAGTATTGAAGGTGGGTATACTGGAGGAGCAACAACATATCAGTCCGGATCATCATCTAACACAACAACAAACTCTACATCTAATTCTAATGTAAGATCAGCACCACCAACATCATCAGCACCATCATACAATTCTATGACACAAGATGTATGTGCAGTAGGTGGATCACTTGGTGTACAAACATTTGGACTTGGTATCAGCGGCGGAAAACATTTCATTGATAAAAACTGTGAACGATTAAAGTTAGCAAGAATACTAAATGACTTCGGAATGCGTGTAGCAGCCGTTGCTATCCTCTGCCAGGATGAGCGCGTATTTGAAAGCATGATATCAGCCGGAACCGTTTGCCCTATTGATGGAAAAATCGGAGCTGAAGCTATGGCATTGTGGTCTAAATATGGCCATGAAAGACCAGATTATAAAACATACATAAAACGTATTAAAGATAGAGAAAAAGCTGATAAGAAAGCAGAAAGATTAAGATTAAAAGAAGAAGCTAAAATGACAAAAGAATTTAATAAAATAGATAAAGAAATTAAAATAGAAATTTTACCTAAAGAAAAACCAAATGTTAGATAGATTTTGTTATAAATTTTTTGGTAAACTAGATGATATGTGTGAATGGATAGCTAACAAATTAGCTGGACCAAGATGTAAATGTGGTAAGAAAAAGAAAAAAGATGCCTAGACCTGTACGTAAATGGATAGTAAGATTACGAATGTGGTATGCAGATATAAGAGGACATCACGGTAAACGATGGGACTATGAACCATCTAAAAATTACATGAGGAAGAAATGAGTAAAAAACCATTAAATATATCTGAAGAAGCAGCTGTGCAGATGCCGATGAAAACGGTAGCATCGCTAATTTTACTCGTTGCAGCTGGCGTGTTCGCATACACAGAGTTGACGGCACGGCTAGTATCGTTGGAGACCTCTCGTGAGTTGTTTGAAAATGATTTATTAAAAAAATCTGAACAGGTCCCGGTGGACCAGGAGCAACTATTTTTATTGGAAGATCTTTATCAAACAGTAGAAAAGATAGAGTTGCGTATTGAAGACATGATGCACAACAAAGTCAACATACAATTTATACAAAAACAAACTGAAAAACTTTTAGAAGATGTTGAAAATCTAAAAGATAA